TCCGTTACAGGTTTATCTAGTGCTATCTTTAACTCAGTTTCTGCCACTTCTCTATCAGGTACATTCTATGGTGATGGATCAAAACTAACAGGCGTTGTATCAGTATCCGGTACACCCAATCAGATTAACGCTTCAAAATCAGGATCAACTGTTACACTGAGTCTACCAAATAGTGCAATATTTCCTGGTGATGTTTCTATCATTGGTAATTTATCCATATCTGGATCAGCTACCTATATTAACACTAAAAATCTCATAGTTGGTGATAACATTATCTATTTTAATGATAACAATTATGGTAGTAATGTCCTGGACATGGGTATTGTTTCACATTTCTCTCAAGCCCCACTTGGCTATAATCATACAGGATTAATAAGAAGAGCAGGTCAAGGGGTCCCAGGTACTTGGACTTTATTTTCCGGTCTTACAACAGAACCTGCTTCAGCTACTAACATTGATTGGAATGATAAGAATATCCGTATCGATTCATTAAGTGCGAACTTAATTGGTAATGTAACGGGTAATGCTGACACTGTTACTAATGGTGTTTATACAAATCAATCATATTCCGATCCTTCATGGATTACTTCTTTAGCTGATACAAAGATTACAGGAACTATATTTGCTACTAATACTACACTACAGAGCACGTCAGCTCTTCTCACTACTCTCACTCTCACTAATACTCTTACATCACAATTAGTTCTTAATACCACTTTTAATAACTATCAAACAAATGTAGCGAGTAGTACTGCCACTTTATTACCTACAAGTATCTATCAAAATACTTCTGGTTCATTTGTTCCCTATACGGCTATTAATTCTGTATCAGGTAACTGGAATACGGCTTATCAAGCTCTTTCAACTAATCCTTACATTCTCAATCAAACTCTTTCTTCAACAACAACTCTTATTGGTTCTAATACAGCTAATAATACATTCTCAGAAGTCTTAGGAGGTAACTGTAATTTAGCATCTGGTACATATTCAACAATTGTCAATGGATTCAGTAGTTGTGCTACAGGTTACGCAACATTTATAGGAGCAGGAAGTGGTATTAAAGCTACAGGTAACTATGCTGTAGCTGTTGGTGGTCAGTGTAATACAGCTTCTGGTTGTTATAGTACTGTTGGGGGTGGTGTATCTAATACAGCTTCTGGTTCAAAATCCTTTGTCGGCGGTGGTGGGGCAAGTGGAGCTGGTAACACAGCATCAGCACAATATAGTATTATTGTAGGTGGTAAGCAAAACTGTATATCTGGGGTAAATTCGCACGGTATTATTGTAGGTGGTTGCAGTAACATATTATGTACAGTTGGCTCAGCAAATTACCCTGCTATAGTAGGCGGTCAAAGTAATAAACATACATACTCAGGTTATAGCTTTATAGGTGGAGGTTGTAATAATTGCACTTGCTCCCAATTTGGACAATCGCAAAATATAAACTATGCAACAGTTGTAGGTGGTAATGCAAATGCAGTAACTAATAACTACTCAATCATTGGTGGAGGGTTAGGAAACTACAATCCATTAAGAGATTCTCAAATTGTTGGAGGTGTTGCAAACCATACTGGTGGTTATGCTCCTTCAAACTTTGTAACTGGTACTTCATTATCTGGTAATGGTTCATGTACCTGTATCTGTGGTACTAATATTCAGAACTGTTTCTCTTATCCCTTTACATCTGGTAACATTTCTGTTTATTATGCAACAGCTGCTAACCCATTAAGTGCTGGTACATTTAGTACTGCTACAATTGCTGCAACTGGTACAAACTATGTTATTCTTAATACAGACTATAGTGCATGTTCAAATGGATTGAGTGCAACGAGCTTATATGTCTATGATAGAGCAATTAATAATACAGGTTATGATAACTTTATAGGTGGTGGAAAACTCAATACAGCTTCTGGTTGTTATGGAGTTATAGGTGGTGGTGTTTGTAATGTATCGACTGGAGCCTATGGTACTATTGCTGGTGGATGCTTTAACAAAGCAACAGGCTGTTTATCTTTTATTGGTAGTGGTAGAAATAACTGTACATCAAGCTCCAGGTCTGTAATCGTAGGTGGAGATAATAATACATCATCCAATGGATATACGTTTATTGGTAATGGATATAATAATTGTGCATCTGGTAATGGAGCTGTGGTTGTTGGTGGTAATGGTAGCAATGTTTCGTCTGGTGGTAGTTCGTTTGTTGGAGCTGGTTCTAGTAATATAGCGTCAGGGGGACAGTCGGTAATTGTTGGTGGTATAACTAACTCTACATCAGGTTGTGTATCTACAATCGTTGGGGGTAGATACAATTATAATCCTCTCTATAATTCTGATATTCATGGTGGTTCATTTAACCATACTGGTGGTTATGCTCCTTTAAACATCGTTACAAGTACATCATTATCTGGTAATGGATCTTGTAGCTGTATTTGTGGTTCTAATATACAGAACTGTTTTGCTTCTGTTGCTTCTAATTCAATCTTTGCTTACTATGCTACAGCAACAAACCCATTAAGTTCTGGTACATATACTACAGCTACCATTACAGCTTCTGGTACAAACTATGTTATCTTTAACAAAGACTTTAGTGCTTGTGTTAATGGTTTATCAGCGACTAATTTATATCTTTATGATAGTACTGTAAACAATACAGGATGCTTTAACTTTATTGGTGGTGGTGTATTGAATACAGTTTCAGGTTGTTATGGTGTTTTAGGTGGTGGTAAATGTAATTTAGCTTCAGGTATTATGGCTATAGTTGGTGGCGGTTGCTGTAACATTGCATCTGGTGGACAAAGTACGGTATCTGGCGGTTATAAAAATACAGCATCTGGTGGATACAATACTGTTGGTGGTGGTAGTACAAATACTGCTGGTACTGGTAACGGTAACACTGTAGCTGGTGGCAGAGGTAATGTAGCATCTGGTGGTTATGGACTTATTGGTAGTGGTTATGGCAATAACAACGCTGGTGGTTATTCGGCAATTGCTGGTGGTTGTACTAACTGCGCGTGTGGCACAGTTTACCCTAATCCTGCTTTTCAGTTTATTGGGGCAGGCGCTTGTAATAAAGTATCTAATGGATTTACCTCTATCGTTGGCGGTTTCTGCAATACAGCTTCTGGTAACTATTCCTTCGTTGCTGGTGGTTCTGCTAATGATACAAAGGGATTTACTAATACCTTCATCTTAGGTACAGCATTGAGTGCAACACAGGCTAATACAACATATGTCAATAATCTCTCCGTTCAAGGTAATATAGCTTCTAATACATCATATGTTGTAACAGCAGCTTTAACAGCTAATCAAACAATGGGTAGTGGTACCGATACAGTCTTAACACTCGATCCTAAGAATGATCCAAATAGCTGGTTTAGTAGAACAGCAGGAACAGGATTAACTGCTCGTAGAATTACACCGACAATTCCTGGTTATTATAACATTAATTATCAAGTTAGTTGGCAACCGAGTGTGTCGGCTGTTGGTGCCCAAAACAATATTCAAATAATGAAAGTTTCAGGCGGTACAGGCTCAGCCAATACAATATCTATTGTACAGCAACCCATTATTAATACATCTATTAATACCACACAAAATACATCAGCTGTAACTTATATGAACGGTACAACTGATTATCTTTATTTTCAGGGATATTCAAGTAATTCGGCTCAGGTAGTTACAGGTGAATCTAATGGTGTTTGGACAAAGGTTGAAGTCTTTAAGATTAACTAAATGTTCTGTAGTATAGGACTCGAATTTTATAGTTTTTTAAGTAAATACTAACGTGGAACAAGATCCGTTTATAAACTTTCTATCCAATCTCACCGAGAAGATTAGTGTTGAAAAAGAGCATAAGGCGTTGATGGAGAAAATAAACTCCGAACAACCTACTCTAACGGTATCACCATTAGAAGAAACTCTATCCAGATTACAAGAAAAAATAACTCAACAAGTTCAAGCTCATATAGAAGTTACTACACCAAAAGAAAAAATTGAAGAGGTGGTAATTAATGAAAATAAAGAAGAGCAAATATTAGAAGAAGAGAGTTTTGGTGACTTTGTTAATAAGCTTGAAAATATTCTTAAAACACCAAGAAAAGAAATACCTATTCAGGATATTGTTAAAGAAGAAGCTCCAATTGAAGAAGAACCTATTGATGAAATAGAGCCAGAAATAAACCCCTATGTTCAAGAGCTTATGAAACAATCAATTGAAAAACAACCGGAATCAAGCAAGTATATTAACGATCTTGATAAACTTACAACAAAAGTCGTAGCTGAAAAACAACCTGAAAAAATAGAAGATGTTAAGAAATTAATCGAAGAGTATGTTACAAAATACGCTAGGAGAATTTTGGATCTCGGCGGCGGCGGTGGATCAGTGGCTCAGCAATTTGCCAATGGCGGTACAATGAATGGTAATCTTAATGTTACCGGACAGTACCTCTCCGGTGGTGTTGATCTTGCTAGTATTATTGCAAGTAATTTTAATACAGGTAATTTTGCTTTTAGTGGTAGTGAGATTTATACTGTAGATAATAGCGATATAATTATAGGTAGTAATATTGTTCCATCGAGTAATACTTTTAGTTTAGGTTCTTTAGGCAATCCTTTTGATACACTTTATCTAGCAGCAAATTCTTTATCTCTTGCTTCTAATTCCCCTGGTGCTTCAGCTCTAACTATAGAAAATGATGGTAAAAATTTTAATATTCTTAACGGTGGTTTACGCTCGTTAGAATTATATACCGGTGGTTTACTATTAAGTGGTAATAATATTGGAGCCGATCCTATGGCTAGTGGATTACCTATGAATATAGGTACTAACGGCTTACCTGCTGTTAATTTCCTTGCACCTTTGAGTGCACAATCTAATACATATTTAAATAGTGTTACAGCAACTAAAGCGCAAATAGGTAAATCGTTTTCAAACTTTACAGATATTTCAACTGTTACAAATACAACAGCTATTAGTGCTGATTTTTCAAAAGACACGCTCATTCATCTTCATGCCTATAAAAATGGAACAATTAATTCTGTATCTAGCCCACTTAAAATTGTTCCTATCAATTTTACTGCAGGGAGTACGGTTGATATTCTTATCTTTAACCCGTTGCCTAGTAACGGTGTTGTTTATGTGGACTGGGGGGGTGTATATGCTACATTCCCTAACTATCAAAATTCAAATGGAGCTCCATATATTGTTGCTCTAAGTAGTATAGGTACAACACAAACCTATCACTTTAGATACATCTGTATTGACGGTACGCTAGCTAACACATTTATTACAACATAACTAATTATTAGTATATTTTCTTGTACGGCGGTGAATACAAGCACCTCTACCTTCGGCGATAATTTGTGCACGAGTTTTGTACACGGTAACCGGAGCAGGATCGAGCTTCTTTTTATTCAAAAGCTGATCTACAATCTCTTTGATCGCGCGCATCATATATGATAAAACTATTTAGTGACCCTTGTCACTAAATTTATCACAAAGAGAAACTTTTAGTTAAAAAAGTTTTTTAGGCGTTGTATACGATAACGGGACCACCAGCGCTACAAGCAACTCCAGTAAACGGGCCGTAGATAATACCAACAGTTGAAGCAATTGAAACGCCAGTTATAGCACCAACAAAGCTTCCAGTAGCTGTAAGGCCGTTGAAGGTTGCATTTGTACCGAGAATCTGTAAAGCACCAAATGTACCGTAGGCCGAACCACCAGCTGTAATTGTTGTAAACCCCCCCTGACCTACGATAAAGTCTTCAGAGTTTACTACATAATTAAGAGTAGCGAACTTTGGATAGATACTAACAGCAGTAAGAGAAGGTGGCGGGTTATTAGGTGACCAGAAACTACCTGAAAGGGGTTGGGTACCGAGTTTAACGTCAGAAGGAATATAGGCTTGGGTATTATCTGGCCATGCATTGTCAGTTACTACAATAGATGAAATTGCAGGAAAACGACTATCACCGACAATCTCAACATATATACCTTGTTCGTATTGAGAGCGATTTACTACGTAAGACGGATTGTAAGAAGCATATGCTAAGGGAATCTGTGGTTCAGTCATAATAAGTTATAATTATTTAATGTTGAATACTGTTTTTTTGTATATAAAATATCTATATGCCGGACAAATATATTATATTTCACATTGATGGAGGAGCAGGTAAAAACATTATTGCTACAGCTGTCTGTCGTTCAATCAAGACTGCTTATCCTGAACATAAGCTTGTTGTCGTAACAGCGTGGCCGGAGATCTTCTTACATAATCCGAATGTATACAGAGTATATAAGTTTGGCAATCTTCCTTATTTTTATGATGATTATGTAAAGAACAAGGAGTCAAGGATTTTAAGACTTGAACCTTATCATACAGAAGATTTTCTCTACCGCAGAAAGCACCTCAGTGAAATTTGGTGTGATCTATTCTGTATTCCAACAACTGGTGAAAAACCTGAACTCTTTCTTACACAAAGAGAGCTTATGTATGTGGAGAAAAATCTTCAGAAAGACGGTCCTATATTATTAATTCAATCATCAGGTGGAGCTGAGAATCAGCAACATCCTTATAGCTGGGCTAGAGACCTCCCACCATCTATAGCCCAAGATGTTGTCAATACAGTATCGGGTAATTTTAAAAAGATACTTCATGTAAGACGCGAGAATCAACCTGAGCTCATTAATACAATTCGTGTAACAGATAACTTACGTAACCTTTTCTGTCATGTAGTATTAGCTGATAAGATTCTTGGTATTGATTCCTTAATTCAACATGCCGCAGCAGCTTTTGGTAAACAAGCAACTGTTTGTTGGATTGCAAATGATCCTGATGTATTTGGTTATAAGATACATAAGAACATTATAGCTGAAGGACATAAAAACTTTGGTCATCAAATTGATCATTATCTCGATCAGGCTGATTGGATTGGTAGTAATTTTTATCAATGTGATTACTCCGATCTTAATCAAATCTTTAATAGGGAAGAAATTGTTGAGTCCTTGCTAGGAACAAAGGGTGGCGAATTATTATTTGATTTTGATGTTAATAATCATACAATAACAGTATAACCATGATATTCTTTAATTCTTCTATGCCCCGGTCGATGTCGACCTTGCTACAATGTATTCTTAATCAAAATCCTGAGATCTGTGCAACACCTACCGATGGTGTTTTAGAATATCTATACGGCGCTAGAGCGAATTACACATCAACACCCGAGGTAAAGGCAATTGATGTTGAAGTAGCTGAACGTTCTTGGCGTGGGTTCTGTTGGGGTGGTCTTGAGGGATATGCAAAGACATATACCGATAAACCTAATATTTGTATTAAAACACGAGGCGCTACTATTCATCACGGCTGGTTTAATAAGTTTATGCCCTATGATATGAAGTGTATTGTCATGGTTAGGAACATGAAAAGCATTATTAGTTCTATGGAGAAGCTCTATAGGGACAATCAAGAATATCATCAGGAGATTCAAAATCATGCGCATATGACGGGTACTAATACGGCGAAGAGAGTAGATCAGTGGTTTGCAAGTCCTCCTGTTGGACTCGCTCTCGAACGACTCAATCAATGCTTCCATGAAGGCCTCAATAAGAATTTCTTATATGTTCGTGCTGAAGATCTTACAAGCTATCCTGATCGAGAAATGAATAAAATTTATAATTATCTCGATCTTGAGCCTTATAAGCATGATTTTAATAATGTTGAACAAACCGTTAAAGAGGATGATTCGGTATACGGATTGGCATCAAATCTTCATACTATTAGAAAGTCTGTTAAACCATTAACACCTGATTACGATAAAGTTCTTGGACCACAAATCTGTGATTGGATTGATAATGCACATCAAAGTTATCAACGTTTATTTGGTTATATTAAATAAATATCTATGTGAATAGCATAGATGAAAATAGTAGAGAGCCTTTCTTCAATAATGTTTACGGTAAGCTAGTATTGTATATACTAGCTGCCTCTCTTACATCACTTGGCAATGACCTAGGTCATTATACATGCCATGATTCAGGATGGGAGGATATTACACCTGTTCACTGGGCAACAATTATTATTAATCTCGTTGTACAAGGCCTAATTGCTTGGAGAGCGTATATTGATGGCTCGGCAGAAAAGCAAAGAGAATATATTATTTCAAAAGATAAATGACATTTAAAGAATACTTAAAAACAGAAGAAGGTCGACGTAGAGCTATTAATCTCTATAGAAAACTTAAAGAGAGAAAGGGACTGGTAAAGAAAAAACATAAGTTACCACAAACTAAAGACTCTAGACATACTGATAGCAGCACGTTAGGTTCTTCTGCCTCTCTACCTGCTGATAGCCCAGAACAACCATCGATGAGTTGAAAAATATATAAACAAGAATAAATCTATTATATGTCAACCAATACATCAACTGTCCTAACTGAACTTACCACTTCTTTCGCTGCTGATGCAGAAAAGTTTTATACAGGAAATAATGCTGCTGGAGCCCGTGCACGTAAATCTCTTCAAGAGATTGTAAAATATGCACGAGCAGAGCGTAAAAATATTCAGGAAACAAAAAACGCTAGAAAAGTTACAAAGTAAACTTTACTACTAATATCTACAAAAAAAGCGCCCTTAAGGGCGCTTTTTTTTATTCAATATTTTTAGCTTCTACGAAACCTTCTTCGATAAGGTATTGTGTAAGACTGAGAAGCTCATCATCTTCAACATCATCATCAATATTAGCATGTTCAACGTAAATAGACGTTTGACCTTTTGATTTTAAAACGTCAATACTATACTCTATACCTTTAAACGTAATATCAAAAGATTTACCTATCATCAGTCAGCTCTTCCTAAAAGCTGAAGCGCTTTTGATGCAGATAGAATATTAAGGTAAAAAGTTCTACCATTTTTCTCATAAACAGTTCCCCACTCAAGTGAGTTTGATTGTAACTCTTTTTGTATGCTACCAATATTATTCCAACCGTTCAGTTCAAAAGCAAGCTGAGCATCAGCTAGAATTTTCAAATCTTTTTTAAGTGTATCGCTTGACATTATAATAATTTATTATCGTGATCGACGATTGGCAATAAATTGTCCCTTTTTATTACGTCGACGCTTAATTGTTTTCTTTAGCGGCTTTATGACAGTCTTTACGCTCTTCTTAGTGTCAGACTTAGTTATCTTTTTAGCTTTCAGATTCTTTGCTGTTCGAATAGCTGTACCAATTTTTGTAAGCCAATCCTGATGATTACGATCGTAAAGTGCACTCATTGCTTCATTAACTAAAAATTCTATTCGTTTGAAAATATACTCCTTATGATCAGCATGATAATCACCACGAACCAGTTCCTGAATGGTAAGCAATGCATTTTCAATATTATCTTCACCTCCACGTTCGTAAGAAGATTTAACAAGAGTATCAGGTTCATAGCTCATGTAATATAACATCTTAGCCTTAATATTAATTTTCTTGAGCAACCTATTATTATGAAGATTGAATTTACCAAGAATAGGATGGATAGAAGCCTTTACAACAAAAGGTGTGAGATTATTATAAATAATTTTGGCTACTTTAGCTTCAATGGATGGTGACGTTGTATTCATTACGACTTAATACTAGGCGAATTTGCACCTGATTGCAACTGAATAATTTCGATCCCATAAAATTTAAATATATCCAAAGCACGCATATCCTTAGTGTAATTATCTCGATAGACAACTTTCTTTATTCCATGGGAAATAATTTGTCGTGCACAACATGAACATGGTAACAACGTACATGCAATCAATCGACCTTCCCCGCGCTTAAACAAGGAGAGTAAGTTTGTTTCAGCATGTAAGATATACGGGCGCCTTCCATCCCGATCAGCCCAAAAGTAATCTGACATTGTTGTACCAGGCGCTAGACCATTATACGCTACCCCAAGTACTCTATTATCATAATCTAAAGCACATGCCCCTACTTGAACGTAGGGGTCCTCACTTCTCATAGCAGCTGTCTCAGCTAAAGCTAAAGCATATTGTTCCCAAGAAGGTCTCATAATTAAAAATCTAAATGCAAAACGGAATACGTTTTGATAAGCTTAGAAATAGGATCCTGTATAGTGTACCCGGTCAAAAGTAGTGAATGATCCTTTTTGATATCAAGATTATACTTCTGCTTCATATCAATATTTATAATGTCTAATTTATCGTTAGTAACGTAGGAGATGGTGTTAGTGGTACCGGCAAATATACTGCAAATAGATAAACTTAATGCAGCAATAAACGCTTTATTCATGTTACCGTTTATAATAGGCTTTCTTTTTCTTAAATGCAAATTGATAAGGCCGACTATCAGGATCGTAAACCTTACACTCCTTACGTCTTTGCTGATACCAAATATATTCTTCTTTTGTGAGAACTACCTTTTCTATTTTCTCTTCTCTGTACATGCTTACAACCGAATGCTCTCTGGTTTTGTAGAGCGGATATAGACCTCTCCGTAAACCTCTAAGATACCCATCGCAGCTTGAAATTCACGTTGCGACATTTTATCCCAATCTTTGAGCTTTTTATACGTCTCATCAGCCATCATCTTATAGTGATTATCTCTGTTTTCCTTCTTAGCATGTTTAATAGCATCTTTATATGGTTTCATTTTAGCCTTATAATGAATAGCTGTGAGAAGACTGTAGCCACCTTTCTTTCTGGTCATCGCTTCAATTTTAACGGCTCCAGCTAAGCGCTTGTGAAGAAATTCTAAAAATGATTCTGTTGTATTTAATGCAGATTTAACTGCCTCCATTAATGCCTCTAATCTCATAGAATTATTTATTCGAATTTATTTTTTAAATTAAAATATACAGATTTGCAAAGACTAAAGAATTCTCTATCTGATAAGTCCATCTTTGCCTGATTATACTGTTTTAACACCAATTGGATATTATCTTTGTGATAACCTAACTTGGAATCTATCCTATCGACCGATACTGTGCTTATCTTCGCATCGGCACATAAAAACAACGGCTGCCCTGATAAAGCACATTTTTTATCTTGTGCATTGTATAACGTACAAATATCGTCTGGCGTAATGCTTACTTCAAGATCTCTGAGCTTAGCATTATTAATAATGTTTGTCCAAAGTCTCGCAGGTACATATTGATGTATTAATTTTGGTTGATTTTTGCGTATACCTAGTTGACGAACTCGAAGATGTATAAACTGAACAGGCTTATTGAGAGCATCGGCGCAAATTTGCGCACCATGTTTTGAATAATGATCTTTTATAAATTCATCATCTGAAACTACATGTTGTATTCTCCATTTTTCGATGCGTTTAAGGTGGCCGCATTGTCGGCATCCCTTGCCTTTAAGGTGCCTGTAAGCATTTTGTTTAAACTGACCATGCTTGCTACATATAGCTATAATATCTTTTGTATGACCGCTGTACTTGCATAGGGAATAATCGTATAGATTACCGTGAACCGTTATAGCGTCCTTTATGAACTGATCAGTATCATACCCTACTTTCATAAATCAGCTACGCCTCGCAAGAGGTGCATGCAAGAATAGAGCGCGCAAGCAACTGACTAGGATTTGCACTACGCTGATAATATAGGCTCTTTATACCTTGCTCCCACGCAAAGATAATAAGCTCATTGACATCTTTTGGTTTTGTTTCGGGTGGAATCATTAAGTTTAATGATTGACCTTGATCGATATATTTCTGCCGTGCTGCAGCTTGTATGACAATTTCTTTTTGCGAAATTTCACCAAATGTTTTAAATACATCCTTTTCTTCCTGCGTTAAAAAGTCTAAATGTTGAACCGATCCTCCATGTTTAAGAATTGATAACCAAGTATCGTCGTCGTGTTTATTTTTTTCTTTAAGAAGCTTTTTAAGGTAAGGGTTTCTATATGTAAACTTACCCTTTGCAAGATCTTTTGTATAGTACGTCGAATCGAGAGGTTCAATAGAAGGTGAGACTTGACCAAGAATAAATGATGAGGATGTAGTCGGTGCAACAGCTAGTGTCGTCGTATTTCTACGCTTATAACCTTTAAGAAGAGGTGGTTCGCCTAATAAAACCGCAAGCTGTTCAGTGGCATGGTCCGCTTTCTCTCTAATATGCTTCCAAATTTGACCATTAAGCATTTTAGCAGTCATGGTTTCAAATCCAATCATTTTCGATTGAAGAAGCGAATGCCATCCAAGTACTCCGACACCAAGTGCTCGATGATTAACAGCGAAATTACGAGCATGTTCCATAAATTTAACACCTTCTGTTTTGATAATAAATTCTGTCATTACAGCATCTAGGAAATAAACCAGAGTTTCAACAGCATCAGTATCTTTCCATTCATCCCAATGTAATAAATTTAAAGACGATAAATCGCAAACAAACGATTCATCTTTTGATGAAGGTAGAAAAATTTCGCTACAAAGATTACTTGCATTAATCCTCATGTTCTTATCTTTATAGATCTGTGGTTTATTATTGTTAGCATTATCAGTGAAAAATATATATGGATATCCAGTTTCAAAACGCTTTTGAATAATCCTACCCCAAAGCTTTCTCTTATCCTTATCACCGTCAATCATAGATTTCATCCAATCATCTGATACACACACGCCAATTGAAAGATTTTGAATTTCATCACCTTCGCCGCGAATTTTAAGAAATTCTTCAATATCTCCATGATCCACTGGGAGATAGGCTGCAAATGATCCGCGGCGCACGTTACCTTGTGAAATGTAGTTTGTCAATGATTCAAAAACAGTTAATTGATGATGCACGCCTGTTGCCTCGCCTCCTGTAGAAATGCTAGCGCCCCGCGGCCGCACGTCACCAAAATAACCTGAAGTACCGCCTCCTACCTTCGACATGACCCCTACTTCAGCCATCTTATAGAGAATAGAATCCATATCATCTTCTATATGCGAATTAAAACATGATATCGGCATTCCACGCTTACGTCCGAAATTTGACCAAATCGGTGAACTTAAGCTGAACCATCCTCTCGAGACGTAGTCTTCAAACTTATCAGCAAACCCTTTAACACCTAGATACTTCTCAGCAATTTTAGCGATATCACTAATACGCTGTTCGGCAGTCTCACCTTCTAAAAGATAGCCTCGCTCAAGAAACTTACGCGAATCTTTGTTAAGCCAATAATATTTTTCTGTTACCATAATTTTATTATAATTTATAAATTTGCAATTTCTAGCTTAGAATAAATCGTCTTCAGAAAAACTTTGCGACTTCTTTGAATAATTTACTGGTCTGGAATGAAAAAAATCTGTTAAGTTGTTGCCATGTAACTCCTCGTTGAACCAGTTCGAAGCTTTTAACAGCTCTTTATCAACTTCAAATGGTCTATGAAAGCCAATACCCTCTAACGACTCATTAATCCTGTTCTTAATAAACTCCTTAAGAAGAGGGGCATTTAGATTTTCTTCATTAATATCGTTTAACATCCAATCAACAATTTTTGCTTCAGCTTTAAATGCTTCGTGAGCTTCATGAAGAATCTTATCTTCAAGCTCTTTATCGAAGAGCTCAGGATACTCTTCTCTGATTGTATTGATAATCTTCGTACCAACAAGACCATGAATGTTCTCCTCATTGCGTGTATACTTTACTTGTTGATCGGTATCCTTGAGAACGTTCTTAAAACGTGCAAACCAATTGATAACGTAGAACTGACTGAAGAGTGATACGTTCTCAATAAGAAGAGTAAAGAGAGCAATAGCATAGAGATACTGCTTCTTAGAATCCTTAAAACAACGCTTTGTATATTTCTTAAGATACTTTACTCGGCCTTGAATCCAAGGAAGTTCTAAGTTCTTTTCAAAGATATCCTCTAAACCAAGCACGGAAAGAAGACGCTCGTAAGCATTGTTATGAATAACTTCTGTATTAGCCATAACATATCCAAGATCATAGATAGAGGGATGTGGGAGATTATCACCTAAACGTGCCCAGAATGTCTTAACTGATACTTCAATCTGACCAATAGCTGAAAGAACTCTAATTACAGCCTCTCTCTCCTGATCGGTTAAATTAACTTTAAATTGTTGAATATCGGACTTAAAGCTGAATTCCTTATCTGTCCAGAAGCCATTGTGCATTGCCTCCACGAATTCTTCTGTCCATTTATAGTTGTTTGGTTTGCGGCTAATTTGTTCGTCAAAGATCATAGTGCTTAATAGTCGAGTTTATTTATTAGGTTCTCACAGGCCATCTCTTATGTACGATGAAACTTTAGTGTAAAAATCTATACATATATTAGCCTAAATAACGGCTAAAGCAATTAGTTTTTTACAAATTTATAAAATAACTTAACTCGTTATAAATTAAATGCTTACAACCATTCCTGCATCAGAATTCCAAGCTTGAGAATTATACTTTGAGGTATAGCGCTGAACTTTCTTTTTTGGTTTATAATCTACAATACGATAAGGATTTTCAGTTGTATAATGCCACGAATAATCCCTGAGATGCTTAGTAACTTCTGACATTGTCTTGTATGGTGAGCATAAAGAAGCACCCCATGCCTTTCCCGTCCAGCGTTCAATGACGTATTGATGCATTAGTCTTTCTTTTTTGTGCTAATAAAACGGCCTGGCCGTGAAAAGGAATAATACAACATGGCAGAAGCAAACCAAGTTTCAATAGTATATGGAATATGAAAGTTAAACAACGTATTAATTGCGGCAATTAAAGCAATTGGACAAATAATAAACAAAAAGATAGCAAATACAATAAGACTAATACCGGAGATAAGTTTCATACTCCTATAATAATTTAATAATTAAATAAGGCAAGCAAGCATTTGTCTATTTAAGTGCGCCAGGAGAGACTTGAACTCTCGACTCCAAGCTTAAAAGGCTCGTACTCTGACCAACTGAGTTACTGGCGCGTTAAACATTAAAAGACTGACATTCTTTTAATGTTTTTAAAATTGTAAGATTGTTGAGTTGCTTCGTTATAATATCAATTTTAGCTCGTTGTACATTATATGCAATAGGATTCTTCGGATCGAGGTATAAATTATATTCTGTTAAAAAGAAATCGGGAAAATAATTATGCGTAGTACCATTAAGATCTGTCCACGGTATTGGTTGCGTTGGCCGTATCCACGCGATATTAAGTTCATCCAGTCTTTTTGCTAGCGCTTCTTCCCAAGATGAGTCGAGTAGCACTTCTGTACCGTCTTTGCATTTATATGTACGAGTGGATCTTACTAGTCGACGGTGTGTAGACTTAAGAGCTATAGCTCTTAATTTGTCCTTCGTTTCTTGTGTTTGTATACGGCCTTTAGTATTGTATTTTGCATTCTCATATTTTCCCTCAGCGTGTGCTTTTCTAACTCTCTCACTAGCACCTATTTTAATACTCTCGCTGTGCAATTTTTTATTTAAGTCAATATTTGGATTTTCTGAGCACCATCTCATGTGAATACTATTCAATACCTCTTTATCACAATACTTACATTTCATATAAGTATTTATTAATGAAGGCGAGTATAATACGATTATTGTTTAAATAAAATGGTACAACCGGAGGGACTTGAACCCCCATAAGCCGAGGTAGAAGCTCGGTACTTTATCCAGTTAAGTTACGGTTGCATAAATTTATAAAAAAGGCGGGTGTGATACGTCCCCGTTATTCAAACGAATATATTAGCTTAAGAAAAATTTTACAAGCTAATTTTTAAATTCTTTTAAAAAGATCTCCCAATCAGTAATATTATGCTTATTACGAATATAGAAGGTTGATGGAAGCTCTCTCGGAATTATAGGCTGCCGTACAAGCTTTAGTCCAGCCTCTTCAGGTGTACGTGATCCTTTCTTTGAATTGACTTCCTTGTGACAGAGAACGCAATTCGTCCAATCAGTCTTACCACCTCGGGTACGAGGAATGACATGATCGATATTGGCTTCAGATTTTGAAAGCTTCTTATTAGTATATTGACAGGTGCCGTTATCTCGAGTCCAGATATTACTATGGGTAAACTTCGGACGTTTCATTGGTACCTTATCATACTCACAGAGAACAATAACAGTAGGAATCTTAATGCTACCACGAGTTGTTTTAATATACGAGGCCTTTTCATCAAAAGGCAAATTAACCCAATCCGACCATTTGAGTGGTACCATCATATCATATCCTCGAATATCTAAAGCTGTTGCTGTATTCTGATACATCATGACAAAAGCATCAGCTGGAGATTTTGTATGAATGGCTTGCCAGTTTCTATTAAGAACTAGCACTGTCTCCTGTTTAAGGTACGACATATATGTATATTTAATTAATTGTAAAGAAAGATGGTACACCAGAAGGGATTCGAACCCCTGACATTCTGCGTGTAAGGCAGACGCTACTACCACTGAGCTACTGGTGCGTTATTATTTTTTTAATATATCAACAAAATGCATGATATGCAAGAAAAATAGAGTAAGATTAAATAATCATATGCCAATTAGATTAAAAGATTCTAGTACGTGGCTGGCTGATGTAATAACTTCGTTCATTGGATCGTGGACATTTATTATTGTACAATCCATTATACTAACAATTTGGATTTTAATCAATGTTCTTAATTTGACTCATTTTGATCCTTATCCATTTATTCTTATGAATCTTTTCCTGTCTTTTCAGGCAGCCTACGCTACCCCGCTCATCCTTATGTCTTCCAACAGACAAGCCGAGCGCGATAGATTACACATGCAACAAGAGCATGAAATTACAGAAGAAGATCACATTATAATAAAAGATCTTAAAAAGATTTTAGATGACCTACAGGAAGATGTTCTCTTAAGTAGACTATCACTTGAACAGCATAAGAGACTAGAGGCCGAACACGAAGAATTAAAAACGGGTATAACCGAAATAAAAGAATTACTTCTCAATAAGAAGAGAAAAATTTAAAAATGTCTAGTTGATTGGAGCGGGTAGAGAGAATTGAACTCTCGCATCAAGTTTGGTAAACTCGCAGGCTACCATTACATCATACCCGCATTTGGTACTCATGGTCGGGGTCGAACCGACACTCCTTACGGAACAGGATCCTAAATCCTGCGCGGCTGCCAGTTACGCCACATGAGCATTAAAATTGGCTGCCAAGGTAGGGATCGAACCTACGACCTAGAAGTTAACAGCTTCCCGCTACTACCGCTGAGCTACTTGGCATTTAAAATTTATGGTCGGGCACCTCGGTGCTGCCCCGAGTATTTCCTGGTCCCAAACCAGGCGGATTGCTGTCTTCCTCGTGCCCGTTAATATTATTTTATCTTTTTATTTATAAATGGCTACGGAGGAAGGGCTCGAACCTTCAACCGGCGGATCCAAATTCCGCTGCGCTACCAATTGCGCCACTCCGTATTAAGTCTTATATTTACAATTATTGAAATGAAACCGTGCCATAGTATTTTTAGCGCCTTCCTTTAAGCAATAAGGGCATTTAATTTTTTGTCGCTTAAGACCTCTATTACGCCGCCCGCCAAACGACGGTGACTCTTTGTTTCGCTGTAAAAGTGATTGGCGTATTTTTTCTTTATGCTCTTCAGTTTTATTACCTGATGCAGCTTTTCGTGCATGTTCACGCTGCAATTCAGGGTTTTTTCTAGCAAAATTATTTGCTATCATTTTTTTTCTCGTTTCGTCACTTGCTTTGCGATTAGTGGCTTTTAAACGTAAAATAGCCTTTGTTTCATCAGTATGTCGTTTATTTTGAAACGTTAAATTATTTTTTTCTTTTGATCCGTAACCGCCACCGGGCATTAAATTGTAAGTATCAGATCGTAGACAAAAATCAGCATCAACAATTTCTGCTTCTCTATAAAGCATCTCTTCTTTGGAGTCAAAATATTCTAATATTTCTTTTGTAAAGCACGCCTTACCATATTTGTTAATATCTCTTATAAGAGCTTTACCTGAGCCAAAATAATAATCGTTAATATCGCGGGACTGATGTACACCTATATAAAACTTATTATTAATGTTATTTGTAATTTTATACAAGTAATATATCATATAATAATATTTATGTAAAGGTAGCACATTAATCAATTAAAGACTGGAGAATAGCGGGATCGAACCGCTGACATTCTGCTTGCAAAGCAGACACTCTACCAACTGAGTTAATTCCCCGTAAAAATGGAGCGTCAGGTAGGATTTGCACCTACGGCTTTAGGGTTTTGCAGACCCTTCCTTTGGGCTTCTCAGGCACTGACGCATATTGGCGGATAGGGTAGGATTCGAACCCACGGTACCCTTCCGGGTACTTCTGATTTCAAGTCAGATGCAATAGACCAACTCTGCCACCTATCCGTAAAAATTTATTGACAATGATAATTGAGGTAACGTTGAGCGGCTTTAGCTGTTAAACCACCTTTACCTTTTAATGAACGTGCTTTAGAACATGTAAGCTTACCTTTAACCTGACGTTTAAGAATGCCTGGGTGACGTGGTTCATCGATACTTTTTTCTGTTACATATTCCTTAAAAGTCATAAAGTTATTTAATGGAGGAAGCTGAGGGATTCGAACCCTCGGAGGCGATAAAGCCTCGGTTGTTTAGTAAACAACTCTCTTAAACCGCTTGAGTAAGCTTCCATAAAATGGTGTCTCTTGAAGGTAACGCTCCTTCTCATCATCGTTCGTAGCGACGAGTCTAAAGTCTTTTAGAAGAGACATAAAATGGTCAGGAGGCTGGGATTTGCACCCAAACCGATTCTTTCACAGAGAATAATGCTACTATTACACCACAACCTGATAAAAATGGCGGAGTTAACGGGACTCGAACCCGCACTCACTCGCGTGACAGGCGAGTGCTTTAACCAATTAAGCTACAACTCCGTTCGTAGGACTAGATGGACTCGAACCATCAACCCTTTCGTTATCAACGAAATGCTCTGACCGGTTGAGCTATAGTCCTGTAGAAAATTGGTGGCAGGAGCGGGAATCGAACCCGCAATCTTTGCGTTATGAGCGCAA